TCTACAACAGCTGCTTGCTGGACTCCAAAAAATTGTGGGAATTGATTTCTCATTCCTTTGTCTATTTCATCATACGCTTGTTTTGACCCAATAGGAATGCCTTGTCCTCTAATTTGTGATTCTAGGTATAAAGCATATTGAGACATACTTTGATGTTGTGGGTTTTCTCCCATAAACCAAGGATTGTTACTTGACCACTCTTCCATAAGAGGATCAATTTGTGGCTTCTCTTCTGTTTGCGGTACAGCCACTGGTTGTTCTTGTGTTTGCGTAGCTGGTTGCTTTGCAATATGTTCTGCAACTCTTTGTGCATACTGTGATGCATTTTGTTTTGCTATTTGTGATTGAGTTAATAGTTGAGTAGCTTGTGCAATTTTTTCAGCATCGCCTTCATCCTGTGCAGATTTTAATTGTTGTTGTGCTGAATACTCAGCCCACTGTGCACCTTGTAATGCTGTCTTGTTTAATTCTTGCGAACCTAAATCAACTTGTTGTTGCAATCTAGCATTTTCATCCATAAGAGTTTTAAGTCTAGTAACAGCTTCATTCTTTTCTTTAGAGGAAGCTTCTTTAGCTCTGCGTTCTTCATGGAACTCATACTTTAATTGATTGATTCTTTTACCAGCTCTTTCGCTGTAATCAGTTATTTCTTTATCTAAATCTTCATCAGTTACAACAACTTCTGCTGTTTTAACTTCTGGTTCTTTAGCTACCTTGACATCTTCTGGATCAGGTAAATTAGATTCTTCTTCTAAGACTTCTACTTCAACATCTTCTTTAGGTGTAACCATGTCATGCTTAACACCAAAAAATTTATCTGTAGTAATTTCTTCGTTTTCTTGATTTATAGCTTCTTCACTCATTGTGCTCTATTAACTCCTTTAGGGTCATCAACTACAGCTTCTACAGTGTCATCATTAATAATTCTAAACTCTTCTCCGAAGATAGTTACTCTAGTGCCAGAATAAGGTCTGAACATTACCCAGTCATCTTTCTTGCACCAAGGTCCAGAAGGAAACCTAGCACTATCTTTATATGCATCAGGTCCCATCTTTATTACCAAACCACATATAGTTGCTACTTCTTCTTGTTTACGAGAAGACTCAGCACGAATAATACCGCCTTCTGTTTTCTCATCTACTTTAGGAATTGCAACTAAAAGTCTGTAACCTTTTGGTTCAGGAAGTTTTTTAAGAATATCTTTATCTGTATTAGCCATAATGAACTTTAGTTATTTGTCATTTTTTCTTTCCAATCTAACATCTCACGTTCCGCAAGTGCTAAACCTTCAATGACACCACAGAGTCTTTGATATGAAGCAAAGTCTTTACAACCACCACCAGCTACCTGGTCTGCATGGTCATTCATTATTGTTCGTATCCTACTTCCTAAATATTCAGAAAGTGATTGCTCTTTGATATCATTTATCATTCTTAGTGATATCTTCGGCTATTTTAGTACCTATGTCAACACCTTTTAAATATTCATCTCTTGCTTGCTTGCTCTTTGCTAGCCCTTCATCTAGCAAATCGCTAGCAATCTTTTGACCTATTGAAGCACCAGCCATTTCAGCTTGAGCACTAATTCTTAATCTTTCTGTTTCTTCTTTAGCTTGAGCTTTCTGTGCATCAAGACTTAACTTAGCTTGATCTATTTGTCCTTTCTGTTGCACTTGTGCTTCTTTAATAGAAAGCTCTCTATCTTTCTGTTGAAGTATTGGGTCTTGCATTTGCTCTTGCATTCTTTGTTGTTCAGAATTAACTTCTGCTTTAGATTTAAGAAGTTCACTAGCTTGTGCGACAAGTCCAGATAATCTCTTTTCAATATCTGCTGTTAGAGGTTCTCCCATTGGAGGTAACTCAATACCCATTTCTTCTTCAATTTGTTTTCTGTATTTCAGAGATAGATGTTCAGTAACGTATCCCATACCTTGTGCTTGTATTACTGGAGCATTTGGACTTTGTTGTACTATCTCTATTATCTCTGGGTTTGTGTTAGCAGACATAACTGTTTGTATGTGTGCATCGTGGTCTTGATAAGGGAAAGCTTTTACAGGCTTACCATTAATAATGTTTTGTACCGCAGTTACTGGGTCAACTGGTTTAATGTCATCTTCTGTTGGTACTATCTCGTCTGCATCTTTAATGCCCAAGACTTCAAGCATTTGTCTGTGCAGTTCTGGTAAGTTATACATCTGTGGAGCAGACTGTGCTAATTGCATAGCTGCTTGATATTGCATAATCCTTTGTGCCATAGTTGCAGCATTTGGATCAGAAACTGGAAGTACATCTATTCTTCTATCAAAATCATCACGCTTAATAGATTCTTCATCTGACTCAGCATAAGGATATGAAGGATCAGTAAAGTCTTTTACTATATCTACTAAGATATCAAACTCTCTTCTCATAGAAGCATGTAGTCTTGCTTGGACTGCACTCATAACTTTCATGTTTCTTTCTATCAAAGCTAGGGTAGTTCCTACAGGAGCTTGGTTGTTCATATCAGATATCTTCATATCATTGATACTTGCAAACCTTCTTCCTTCTTCTACGATGGTGCCGAGAAGTTGATACAGGGTGCCGCTTGGTTCTTTATATGGAAGAAAGGTGATGTTATCTTTTATGGCTCCGCCAGGTACATCAACGTCTCTGAACTCTCCAGGCATGATGGGGGTGTCATCCCCTTTGATTCTGAGACCTCTAGCTTTCAAACCTCCAGGCAAATTTGAGAGAGTCCCTGCATCAACTAATTGTCTTAGGATGCTTGTAGCTGATTTGCTCAAACCTCCTATTAAATGTATTAATCCAAAACCATAAAAACCTATTCCAGGTAAGTATTGATAATGAACAAAGTGATTTCTTTTTTCTTTTTTAGCATCGTTTTCTAAATAGTTTCTTCTAACACTTAGAATAGTTCCGCTAGGATAATCTATTGTAACTATATAAGGTAAAGCAATACCTGTTGCTTCTCCATTAACTTCGTCTTCAAATCCTGCTAAGTCAAGATTAACTTGCATCTCTAAGATAGTGTGCCTGTTATCGTAGGAATAACTATCTTGTTCGCCAGTCATCTCATTGTATTTTTCTGCTATGTCGCTACCTGATGGTGCTGAGTCTGGCACACTAACATCTCTATAGTATCCACTTACTTGCATCTTACGAAGATCATTGTTACTTTTCTTCATAACATGAGTTGCTCTTTCGCAAGTCTCTAAGTCAGCAGCTCCATAGTTTACAACCATATCTTCTGCTGGAACAAAGTGTCCGCATGGTCTTTCTAAGTTAGGGTCATAGTAAACTTTTCTAAATGCAGAACCAGCTAACGGAAGATGAAATAACATCTTTTCTGTCTCTGTTCTGTATTCTTTCATTTCATAAGTTAATAGATAGTTTAAATAATCTTTAACTCTTTCTGCTTGTTTGGTTTTGTCTTCTGTTATCTTGCCAACTATCTGTGTTCTTACTGGTCCCTTGGCTGGGAATATTTCTGAGATAGCTTGAGATTGAAACTTAATTACTGCTTCTGAAAGCATAGGATGGAATACTCCACAAGCTCCGTCCCAAGGCTGTGTTCTTTCTTCTACTTTTAATCCTAGTTGATCTAAACCTTTAGTATAACTTTCTTCCCATTCTTTACGAGATTCTTTATCAGCATCAAAAGCTGAACATAGGTCTGAACCTATTCCTTGCAATACATCTTCATCAATATACTCAGCAAGGTTTTCATAGAAACCTGCATATGCATTTTGTTTTTCTGCTTGTGGGTCAAAATCAATAATCATACCTCCGTCTTCGGTTTCAACTGAAACTGAATCTGGATTCTCTATTGTTACTTCTAACCCTTGTTCTTCCCCTGCTTCAACAGTGCCGTCAATGGGTATGCTTCTATCTATAGCCAAAATTTCTCCTAGTAATAATTAGCAGTTCTATTATGTTCTAATGGTTCATCTTCTTCATCAGAATGTATTGGAATAAATCCGCCTTGTCTAAATCTTAACAGAGCTTGCGTACTGCTATCAACTAAATCGTCATGTTCCGTATTAGGGAATCCAGCAAACTGCTCTACTACTTCTTCTGCCCATCTTGTATCGGGAGCCCAGACTACGCCTGATGCAAACAAGTCTGAGACTGCGTTAACTCTTGATATCTTATCGTTTCCTCTACTCGGTGTATATTCTTGTACTGGAATGCCCATAGCCCTAAGTTCAAATATCAAAGGCATACCTGCTGCTTTTGCTTCAACTATAAATGCATCTGGTTTTCTTTCCTGGTACATCTGCATAGCTCTTTTTTTCAACTCAGGAAACTCTAGTCTTTCTTGATAGGCATCTAGCAGTATTACATTTGGTGCTAACATACCTTCATCATCTTCTCTATAAAAGACACCCCAGGTAGTACAAGCACTAAAGTCTGCACGTTGGTTCTTCATAAAGGCTGTATCCCATGACTGAATAATAAACTCACATTCAGGAGGATGTCTGTCATCCCAAACATTCCACCACTCACGTTTAATAATAGCACCTTCTTCTGAGGTTGGGTCTTGCTGATACTGAGCCATCCATTTACTTGTTGGCAGTTCAGCTCTTAAAGCTTCTAGTTCTTCTAACTTCCAGAAAGCTTCCCATAAAGGTTTACCAGAAGGCATGATGGCAGGAAGTTCAATTACTTCCCACTCATCAGAACCGCCACGTTTGATAGATGCATCCACTACTTGTCCTGTCAAATCCTTTTGGTTCCATCTAGTCATAACAACTACTATGGCTCCTTTAGGTTGCAGACGTTGACGTGGACCAGAGGTATACCATTCAAACGTCTTGTTGAATACTGTTGGGTCAGCACTTGATCCTTCTTGTTCTGAATGGGGGTCATCAATAATAAGAAGGTCTGCACCTTTACCCGTCACAGCACCACCAACACCGATAGCGAAATACTCGCCACCTTTATTTGTATTCCATCGTCCCGCAGCTTTACTGTCTGATTGCAAGCTTACATCTGGAAATACTTCTTTGAAGTCATCTCCGTTAACAAGGTTTCTTACTTTTCTACCAAAGCCTACTGCAAGTTCTGCGGTATGAGCTGTTTGTATAATCTTTTTATCTGGATACTTACCTAAAAACCACGCAGGTAATAGATAAGATGCGAACTCCGACTTAGTATGACGAGGTGGCATATTAATAATAAGCCTTTTCAACTCACCTCTAGCAACTCTCTCAAAAGCTTCCGCCATAATCTTGTGGTGGGGTCCTTCAATAAACGCAGTCCATTGATTCTTTATAAACTTCATAAAGGAATCCTGGCACTCTTCTCTTTGCTTTGATGCTAAGAGCTCGTTAACCAATGGAAGTAAATCTTTTTTCTCCTCTGGAGTTAGAGAGTTTAATTTTGATACAGTTGTCGGCTTCATATTTCTTTATCTTTCTATCTAAGTTATATCTATATCTATCTATCTAGGTAACACCTAGCTAGTTATTACTTAGTTTAGATATAATCTAGTCATAGAAATATGAATATTTTACCATATTGAACCTATTCACAAGCAAAGTCAACAGATATTATATAAAATATTTTAGGGTATCTATGGGACCCAGACTATATCTAAACAAATTCTATATATCTATGCTAGCAAAAAGCTAGAAATAAAACAACAAGGGGGTACCCCTTTGAAAATCATAGTATTGTTTGTGTAAATCACTATGTATGTATGTATGACGGGACTCCTATACCATATAAGGGGGTAGGGTCTACCTATTTTTATCTATTTGGGGTTTCTCTTAGGGGGTGGGTTCTAGTTACTAGGACAGCAACTGATTGATTTTATCTTCTAATTCTTTTTCAACGTCTTCGCTTGTTCTTGTTTCTTTAGTCTCTTGGACGTCAGTAAACATAGCAACGGATTTACCCAGTAATTCTAAGGCTCGAATCTTACTGCTTGCTTGTATGTCTTCTTCAGCTAATGAATAAAGCTTTTTCAAAACATAATCCTTTGTCCGTAGGGTAGAAGCCAGTAAACGCTTCTCTTTTGCTTCTAATCCCTCTTTAATACTTAGGGTAACTTTAGGGTTTTGCATAAGCCTTGTGGCTTCTACATTTGCCCAATTAGGTATCTTGCCCTTATCGTCTAACTCAACGTCATACACATCCATATAGCAAGCAATTTGCGAGTCATATTTATCAGACAAAATAGCATCCACGAACTGCCTTTGCTTCTTGGTTAACTTATCTTCTTTTACTACCCTAAGACTCATGCTCCAACGATAGCAAAAATCAAGCTTTCAAATAAGATTAACTAATGATGTTTTTATTGATATTAAATGCTAGCTAAACTATACTTGTCTTAAGCAAACATATTAACAATAAAAAAGGAGGAAATATGAAAGCTTTAAACGATGATAAAAACTACTCAAAAGGCTCAATAGCTGAATGGGAATTGATGAATAATAAATCACTGGAATTCGTTGAGGATTCTAGGGGTGGATATTCA